CCGGCAGCCCCGATAACTTGGCTCGGCGCCCGGTGCGCGTAATCCTCGCGGACGAGGTCGACAAGTACCCCGTGACGCGCGAAGGTGAGCCGATCGCGCTCGCTGAAGAGCGGACCGCGACGTTCGGCGTGAACTGGTTATCCGTGCGCGCGTGCTCGCCGACGGTCGAAGACGAAAGCCGCATCGAGGCCAGTTACAAAGAATCCGATCAGCGTCGCGCATCGGTCGAGTGCCCGCACTGCTCGCATCGGCAGTTCCTCGACTTCTTCAAGCACGTCCAGTGGGACAAGTCGAAAGACGACAACGGGACGGTGCTCCAGCACTTCCCGAAGACTGCGCGCATCTACTGCGAGTCGTGCGGCGCTGGCTGGACCGAGGGCGAGCGCTTGCGCGCGCTGCAGACGACGCGCTGGCACCAGACCAGAACGTTTGAATGCTGCGGCGGTCGGCACGTGCCGCTCGACGACTACGACCGCGCGTGGCGCGATCAAGATGGCGCTGCGGCGATCGATACGATCTGGGAATGGTCGACGAGCGATCGTCATGCCGTCTACCGCGCGAAGTGCCCTGACTGCGGAAAGTGGGGTGTCGAGAATGAACATGCCGGCTTCCAGGCCGGCAAGCTGTTCAGCCCTTGGCAAAAGGACAAGCCGTCCGACATTGCGGCGAAGTGGCTCGCAGCTGAAGGCGACGAAGACAAGAAGCAAACCTGGTGGAACACTCAGCAGGGGCTTCCCTACCGACCGAACTCCGGCAAGACGCTGCGCGTTGAAGCGCTGCTTGCGCGCGGCGAGAAGTGGGCCGCGCAGGTGCCGGATGGTGTCGCTGTCGTGACCGTTGGCGTCGACGTTCAGGACTATCGCTTCGAAGTCGAAGTCGTCGGCTGGGGCCGCAACGAGGAAAGCTGGTCGATCGACTACGAGGTCATCGAAGGCGACATGGAAACGCCAGAGCCGTGGGATCGGCTCGACGCGTTCCTTGATCAGATCTGGCGCCGCGCGGACGGGAGACCGTTTGAGGCGATGGCAGTCTGTATCGACTCGGGCGGTCACCACACGCAGAAGGTCTACGACTTTTCGAAGGCGCGTCTTGGTCGAAAGATCTGGGCGATCAAGGGTGAGTCGGCCGTGAATGGCCGGCGCAATCCCGTGTGGCCGGTGAAGAAGCCGTCGCGGCGCACGAAAGCGTCGTTCCGGCCGGTGATTATCGGCGTGAATACGGCGAAGGACACCATCCGCAACCGTCTGCACGTCGAGGAGTCGGGGCCGGGCTTCATGCACTTCCCGAGCGATCGGGACATCGGCTATTTTGAGCAGCTCACGTCGGAGCGATCCGTCGTGAAGGTGACGAACGGCCAGAAGTTCCGGGTGTGGGAATTGCCTTCGGGGCGCGCGAACGAGGCGTTGGACTGCCGCGTGTATGCGTACGCAGCGCTTTGCGGTCTCACGCACCTTGGTCTGAAGCTGAACAAGCGCGCGGATCTCGTCGCGATGCCGCTCGAATACGACGCCTCGCAGCAAGAGTGGGCGCCGGTTCAAGCGGCTGCACCCATCGTCGCGCCGTCCGCGCCGGTGGGCTCGCAGACCGAAGTTCAACCTGTCAGGAAAAAACTGACGAACCGTCTCGCATAGGACAGCAATGGCAATCACGGATGGAATGAGCACTGCGGACATGCAGTCGAGACTCGCCGCGCTTCAGGCGGCGTACTTCGACCTGTCAGCCGGGGCGAAGATCGTGAGTGCCTCCTATGCACAGGGCGACGGCACGAAGTCGGTGACCTACACGGCCACCGATACGGCATTGATCTACCGCAGCATCCTGATGCTGCAGAAAGCACTCGGCATCATCCAACACTACCCGCGCGCGCGAAGGGCTCTTTTCTAATGTCACTCATCGTCGATTCTTCCGGCAAGCCGTTTGGCGAGCTGGGCGGCGGTCGTGCGCGCGCTGATTCTGGATGGGGCGGGCCGGGCGTCACGCAGCCGCCGTATTCGAGCCTCTTTCCTTATGAGGCCGCGAACATCCAGACTCAGGAAATGGGTCAGTGGTTTCCGTATATTCGCTCGCCGGATTCGGAAATCAACCAGCATCGCGATCGCATGGTCGCGCGTCAGCGTGATCTGGTTCGAAATGATGGCTGGGCGCATGGCGGTATCACGCGCATCCTCGACAACACCGTTGGGGCGCACCTTCGACTGTCGGCGAATCCCGACTGGCGCTCGCTCTCGCGCTTCAGTAAGAAGTTCGACGCGGTCTGGGCCGACGAGATTCGCCAGGCTATCGAATCCCTGTGGCGCGGCTTCTCCGAGGATCTCGGGCGCTTCAACGACGTCTCGCGGCAACTGACGGTCTCTCAGCAACTGCGGCTTGCGATGCGCCACAAGCTGATCGACGGCGAGTCGCTGTTCGTGAACTACTGGATGCCTGAGCGCGTCGGCCGCGGCGCGGCGCAATACGCGACGGCGTTCATGGTTGTCGATCCGGATCGGCTGTCGAACCCGTATCAGATGGTCGACCAGAAGTATCTGCGCGGTGGCGTCGAGATCGACGACAACGGCGTGCCGATCGCGTACCACCTCCGCAAGGCGCACCAGAACGACTGGTACAACGCCGTCGAGTCGATGGAGTGGGAGCGCGTCGTGCGCGAGGATGACGACGGCTGGCGCCGCGTCATTCACGACTTCGAGCACGACCGCGCCGGTCAGAACCGCGGCATCGGTGTATTCACGCCGGTCCTTGCGCACGCGAAGATGCTGGCGCGCTACTACGGCGTCGAGCTGCAAGCTGCCACGGTGGCGACGATCTTCGGCACGTATGTGACGAGCCCGTATGACCCAGCGATGACCGAAGCCGCGATGGATAGCGACGGCGGCGAACTGGGCTTCTATCAGGATCTCAGAGCAGACTGGGCGAAAGAGCGGCCGGCAATGCTCAACGGTGTCCGCGTCCCAACGCTGGCACCGGGCGAAGAAATCCGCCAGGTGGCCGCGGCTCACCCGCATAGCGGATTCGAAGATTTCGCGCATGAGATGTTGCGCTCGATAGCGGCGGCGCTCGGCGTTTCCGCAGAGCAGATCACGCAAGACTGGAGCAAGACGAACTACTCCAGCGCACGCGCGGCGCTCTTGGAAAGCTGGAAGACGCTGAGTCGGCGCAGCGCTGAGTACAAGATCGGAACGGCGACGCCGCTCTACGCAACGTGGCTGCAGGAAGTCATCGAACGCGGTGATCTTGACGACGTGCTGCCGAAAGGCGCGCCCGACTTCATCGAGGCCGCCACCGCTTATTCTCGGTGCGATTGGCTGGGTGTTGCGCGCGGATGGGTCGATCCGGTCAAGGAAAAGCAGGGCGCAGTGCTGGGCATGGACGCTGGGCTGTCGACGCTAAAGCGCGAATGCGCGGAGCAAGGCCTCGACTGGGAGGAAGTCCTCGCGCAGCGCTCTATCGAACTAAAGGCCTTCGAACGGCTCGGCATGAAACCGCCGAGCTGGGCCGGCACCGAGACGGCCGCCGAGGCATCCACTCCTCAGGAAGAGCCGCAACCGCAATGAAAAACCTCCCTTTCTTGGCTCAGCGGCTGTTCAACACGCCGCTCGCCATCACGCCGTCTAAGGCGGAGATGGTCATGGCCGCGTTGGCGGACCGACTTGGCATCACGAAACTGTTCCGTCCGACGGGCGAGGCGGTCGCGATGAGCGATCTAGGCGGATTCGCCGAAGACGGCGAAGATGAGCCGTATCGCTATTACGACGTCGTGGCCGGCGTCGCGATTATCCCGATCAGTGGCACGCTGGTGCAGAAGTCGGGCTATATGCGGCCAACGTGCGGCATGACCGGCTATGACGGCATCCGCGCTAACCTCAGCATGGCGCTCGAGGACTCGGCAGTGCGCGCGATCATGCTCGACATCGACAGTGGTGGCGGTGAGGTCGCGGGCTGCTTCGACTTGGTCGATGCGATTTACAACGCGCGCGGAAAAAAGCCTATCTGGGCGGTGCTTTCCGAGAGCGCTTACTCGGCTGCATACGCGATCGCGAGCGCGGCCGACAAGATCACCGTGCCGCGCACCGGCGGGACGGGTTCGGTGGGCGTCATCTGCGCACACGTCGATTTCTCCAAGGCGCTTGCCAAGGACGGAATCTCTGTGACGATGATCCACTATGGCGCGCGCAAGGCAGACGGCAATCCGTACAACCCGCTGTCGGATGAGGCGCTCGCGCGCTATCAGTCTGACGTCGATGCGATGGGCGAACTGTTCGTGAAGACTGTCGCTCGCAATCGCAAGCTTTCTGCGGCCGCCGTGCGCGGCACGCAAGCAACAACGTTTCTCGGTGCCGACGGCGTCGAGATCGGCTTCGCTGACGCCGTGATGGCGCCGGACGAGGCGTTTCGATCCCTGCTCAAAGAGCTGGGCTGACATTTCCCACCCCGAAAGGACAATTCATGAGTATTCGCACCCTTGCGGCGCGCGGGCTCTCGTTCGCCCATCTCGCCGGCATCAACTCGCGCGCGGCGCGTGCAGAAGACGATCAGCGCGACGAGGAAGATGAGCGCGCTGAAGACGACAAGCAGGAAGAGCAAGACCGCGACGACGGCAACAGCAACGGCTCGAAGGGCAAGAAGGGTAAGCGCGCTGAAGACGAGCGCGACGACGAAGACGCGGAAGACGACGAGCTCGAAGAAGACGATTCGGGCAAGGGCAAGAAGGGCAAAAAGGCAGCCGACGACGAAGACGACGAACGCGCCGAAGACGAAGAGAACGAGCAGGCGAGCGGCAAGGGCGCCGTCGCCCGTGCTCGTCTCAGCGAGCGCGCTCGCTGCGCGGCAATCATGGGTCACAAGGCAGCCGGCCGCAACGTCGCGCTCG